TCACGCCTCCTGAATCCTTTTAAAATGACTGGAATCAATGGCGTTAGTGGAAAACCCATCGCTGTCGAAGTCCTTTTCAGCGTCGGTCCAGTGCAAATTCAGATAGACCGATTGTCTGGAGAGGTCGTTGATCAATTCCACCAGCATCGTCCTTTTCTGGATAAGCCTGGTACTGAGAGCAAGGTGGAATCCGATTCCTTCCACAATCCAGATAACGCCCGGATTAGCGCAGTTCTGGGGGTGGATCTTCTTGAACAAGTGACCGCCCTCGGGGGCGAACATCCGTCAGCCTTGGTTTACAACCCTCTAGCGACGACCCCGATTGCACAACGCTGGATAAATGCACAAGAACATTGGCACTGCACAATTGAACCGGATTCGTATTTAGTACAAAGGTTGGAGCCGTAGCGGATAGCCCGCAGATGTGCAGAGCAATGAAAGCTTATCAGCCTGTCGACAACCGTCCTTCCTGGGCGGTCCAGGAGTTCCTCCTCACTCTCACGCAGTAAAAAGAGCGCGATTTATTATCAAAACACCTTCAAGTTCATGTTTTTCACATTTTGCCCCAATGAACACGGGGCTTAGAGCTGCTGACTTACGCTCGCAAGAAAACTGCATCTATGCAGCACGGTTGCATTTCTTGTCACAGCTTTACAATCTGGGAAATTAGCGAGCAGTTGGCGGGCCCACCAGGAAGCCCTGGCTGCGGGCCTGTTTGCACTACATTGGCGTTTGCACAAAAAAAGGACGCATACCCCGCCGGCGGGAGGGGGATAAGTGCTTTTCCTTGAAGTTTTTTCTTTCAGCCTGGTGTTTCGATCGGTGGCAACTCTTCGTCCAGTGGCAGGATCAACTGGGGCCCCTGGTTTCTGACGTTCCCCACGGCGCGACTAACTGGATACCATTCGAAAGCATCAGTCGGGGTGCATTGAGTCCTGGCGATCTCTTCAGCCTCACCGGCGCTCAGTTCAAGATCCAGCCAATCGCGTGCCATTGAAGGTGAGAGGACGAGAGGTCGGCGGTCATGGATATCAACCATCCCTTGATCGCTGGCGGCGGTGACGATCACATACCCATCCTGGTCGTTTGGCTCCAAGCCGGGCGTCACCTGCGCGAGCGCACCGAAGAACATGGGGGCTTGGCTTTTCAGCCGGATGAAGTACGGTTGCTTCTTCTTTGGATCGTCTGGATCCCTCACCCATTCGAACCATCCATTGGCCGGGGCAATCGCTCGGCCATTCGGCCACAGCTGTTTGAAAAACTTCCCGGTCGAAACCGTTTCCACCCTCGCGTTTATAGGGTCCGGCCGTTTCCCCTTTGCCCAGAAAGGAGACCACCCCCACCGCACTTTATCGACGCAGAGGCCATCACTCGTCGGACGGATGATTTCTACCCTGGTAGTGGGCGCGACGTTGTATCGATCGATGGCCCACAGGTCATAACCGTTGATCACCAATTGCTGAGGTGCCAGCTCTCTAAGGTAGTGCTCCATCGGTTCGTAAATCGAATAGCGTCCACACATAGATGTCACCCGTCGAATTTCCTATACACCAATTGACCACGTGTACAACGCAGAGTTTACTGTATGTGCATACAGTAAACTTTCCTACCAGGTCTCTATCATGAGTGTCAGCATCTTAGGCCCGCTATCGGAGGGCGGCACCTCAATCCCCCTCTACTCTTTCAGGATACCGGCGGGGTTCCCCTCGCCAGCTGCAGATCACATCGAAAAGCACATATCCCTCGACGAACTGTTCGAGATTCGTGCCCCTCACGTCTACTTGGCGAAGATCGAGGGCGACAGCATGCAAGGAGCGGGGATATTTTGCGGGGACCTGGTGGTGGTCAACCGCAGTCTGAATGCAGAGCATGGCGATATCGTCATAGCGGGCCTCAACTCCGAGCCCATCTGCAAGCGCCTGCACATGCGTGACAACACGATCATCCTGCTATCGGCCAACAGCAAATATCCACCCCGGCATGTGATGGAAGGCGATGAGCTGATTATCTGGGGGGTAGTGACCTACAGCGTGCGTGCCCATGGCAAGCCGTGACCAGGTCTTTGCGCTGATCGATTGCAATAGCTTCTACGCTAGCTGTGAGCGCGTATTTAGGCCTGACTTGGCTAAGACTCCCATTGTCGTTCTGAGCAATAACGACGGCTGCGTCATCGCCCGAAGCTACGATGCCAAGCCGTTCGTGAAGATGGGCGCTCCATACTTTCAGATCAGGGACACGCTTCGTAGGAATGGGGTCGCAGTATTCAGCAGCAACTATGCACTGTATGGCGACATGAGCGAACGGGTGATGACGATCATCGAGTCTATGGTGCCTGCCGTCGAGATCTACAGCATCGACGAAGCCTTTGCAGATCTGTCAGGCATCCCCGGCGACCTAACCAGCTTTGGCCGAACAATACGCGCTGCAGTCTACAAAGGAACAGGCATTCCCGTGGGCGTAGGCATCGCCCCGACCAAGACCCTAGCCAAGCTTGCCAACCACACCGCAAAGCGCTTGCAGGCGCATACAGGCGGCGTAGTTGATATATGCGACCAGGTCAAACGCAATTGGGTATTACGCAATACCGATGTGGCGGAGGTGTGGGGCATCGGTCGCCGAATGAAAGCGCACCTGGACGCCCTACAGATCAAGACAGCAATGGACCTAGCCAAGGCCGATCCGTGGATACTGAGGCAGAAATTCAGTGTCGTCATAGAAAAGACCGCCAGGGAGTTGGCTGGGACCTCCTGCCTGGAGCTATCCGAGACAGAGCCGCCAAAGCAGGAAATTTGCAGTGGCCGTATGTTCGGCAAGCGTCTGACGACTATTGAGCCTATCAAGGAAGCGGTGGCGACCTATGTGGCCCGGGCTTCGGAAAAACTCAGGGCCCAAAACTCTTTGTGCAAGAAAATCCGCGTCAGCATCCGCACCGGGATGTTCAATCCCGAGGAAGCGAAGTATGCGAACGGCGCGCTGGTCGAGCTGCCCTACCCAACGAACGACATGCGGCTGCTAACAAAAGCCGCGTCTGAGGCCGTTGATCGGCTGTTCAGACCCGGATTCAAGTACAGCAAAGCCGAAGTCTTGTTGATGGATCTGCGGCAACCTGGTGAGTTCACAGACGATCTTTTCGCCCAAAGCCAGCCTGTGTCCTCAGAGAAGGTCATGGAAGTGTTGGATCAAATTAATCAGAGGTGGGGCCGTGGGACGCTGCGAACTGGCAGCGTGCCCAGCTGCCCGGACTGGGGCATGCGACGAGAAATGATGAGCCAAAGCTACACGACCAGGCTTGATCAGCTTTGGACAGTCAGGTGCAACTGAGCGCTCATGAAATGGAACAGGGGCCAAAAGGCCCCTGTCTTTGCAGATTTACAGCTGTTGAAGGATCTTAAGCAATCGGATTGACCAGTACGCGGCCTGCAAGGCACGGATCAATTCTTCAGGAATAAAACGGAATGAAATAATCATCGTCTTGATTCGCCTTTGATGGGATAGACAAAGTTCCGTTTATTGGAACTCACCTCCCACCGAAGCTTCTGGCTACCTAAGCGGATTCGACTTTGAAGTATAATTCAAAGAACTTTACGTAATTACTTACGTAACAACCTACCCTAACCAGGTTGACTGAAGCTCTGTCAAGCCATACCCTTTGTGTGCGAGTACAAAGAGGAATGGCCGAACGCGGTGGTTGCATGAATCATCAGGTTTTTTTTAGACCAAAGCAACCATAGCATTAAGCCCTCAGAAGCCCGGCCTTGGCCGGGCTTCTGCGTATCTGGCGCCCGGGCAATCCGCCCTACCGAGCACCGCCTCCTGAAACATAAGGCTTTGGCTGGCCCGTTGCTCAAATTTGTAAACCGATATCGGTTTACGAAGTTTCCACAAGTAAACACTATTGCCCTCAGACTATCCGACGAACGGTAGTCCTGCTTTGAGTGCTCGTTCATCAAATTTGATGAGTTGTCGTCTTTAAACGACACAGAGTTCGGATTGGATACTAGCGTGGTAACCGTTGCGCAATAGCGCGCACTATTGCGCAACTTTCACCGCGCCAATAAACATTCGACTGTTCGTGATATTTATTCAGTTATTGGCTTCAGTTTAGCGGCCTGGAGCTTGGCATTGGCGGATGCAGACGTGAACGCTGCTGCATTGGTGGGAGGCGGACTCGATGCGTGAACGTGAACGGCCAGTTGAATGTTCATCTGATCCACCAGATCGATCAAATCGCATAGCACCTGCAGCACATTCACCGACCCCGAACCCAACCAGGTCCTGGGCGCTTGTAGATGCTGACTGACCGCCGACACACTCCTGCGCAGACCCTGGATCTGCTCCTGCATATCCCCACCCACTGTCGTGTTGTGCTTTTGTCCCACAACCAGGTTCAGATCCCGGCCGGTAGCCTGGTGCAGATCATCCACCGCCGCCAGGCTCGCAGATCCCCCCGACAGCAGCTTGAGCGCGCCCAGCGCCTCGATCGTCTTCACGCCCCCTACGGACTCGCTTGAATGGTCGTCCACCGTCCTGGTGTGGCTCTGGAACTGCTCGCGGTTCTCCAGGGCTTCGACTTCCCGCTCGATCGCCTTGTCCTGGATCTTGCCATCCGTCTGGCGCAGCCAGTTACCGTCCGCGTCCACACGCTGTTGCGCCGCCTCGCTGTGCTGCCAAACCTGATCGCCTTTCGGCACCTTGGGCATGCTCAGGCCGTGCGGGAGGATCGTTTGAATGTAGGGCTTGTTCGGCAGGCCGTAGGCGAAGCACACCACCACCTGGGTGCCTTCCTCCGGAAACGCGTAGATCCCCATTTCCTCGCCACCGGTGGGCAGCGGCAACGGCACGCCGGTAAGCTGAGGTAATTGCGCATCTGGCTCGCCGTCCGGGCCCAGGACTTCAATGTCCACGGCATAGCGCGGCCGGAAGTCGTCGCAGATCCCGGCGCCAGTCGGCGCGTCGGCCACGGCGATAACCCGGGCGAAGCGCGGCAGGTGGTAACCGCCGGTGAGTTCAGGGAATTGCCGTTCTACGCTGCGGCGGATTGCGTCTTCCATCGGATGGCCATCTGGTCATTGGCGAGTGTCACGCTGGTGACTCGCTCGCCGGTGTTGATCGTTGCACCTGGTCGTAACCCGGGAAGGGCCGCAACCATCGCACTTTGGTTGCCCTGGTAGCCGTCGAACAGCTCCATGGGAATTTGCAGCGGTGCCCGGGCACCGAAAAAGCTGTCGGCCCAACTACCCACGAACACCTCGCCATTGCCCTGCTGCTGCCAGATGAAGTCGGAGATCCCAAACACCCGAGCCAGGCTGTCCATCGCCTGGTAACCAGCGGCAAGGCTGTAGAAATACGGCGCCTTGATGCCAGCGTATGGCCGCTCAGGCACCCGAAAGCGCAAGCCGGTCTGCTCGCTGATCTCGGCCAGCACAGCGCGAAGATCCACATGGCGCAGGTTCATCGGTAGCGGGTTGGCCAACACGGCGGCCAGCTCGCGGCAGAACAGCACCTGCTCTATCGCGTTGGCGGCGGTGCAACGCTCGATATAGCCAATGAAGTGGCGTTGCAACGTGTTCTGGTTGTAGCCGATGTCCAGCGTCACCAGGCCTTTGAGCGGGGTGGTGGATTGCACCGTGAAGTTCGCCCGGCCCGGGCTGGTGACATCCAGCCGGACGTCCTCCTTGACCAGGGCGATCGGCGCGCCGTTGATGGCCAGCACCTTGTGCAGCTTCAATTCTGCTCACTCCCGCCCAACCACTTATCCACGCGGCCCAGGACCTTTTCGAAGCCGCTCAGTGCAGGGTTATCGCTGGGTGTGCCACCGCCGTCGCCGATCGCACCACCTGGTGCACCCTGGGCGTCGACATTGTTACTGGCGCGCCGGCCCTCGACTTTCTCCGGGTTGGATTCCCGCTCGCTCAGCGTGAACTGGACAAGCCAAGCCTTGAGCGCGTCGGCTTCCCGGGCGCTGACGCCTTCGGAAAACTCCACCTGGCGCACGCCGAAGGCCTCGGCGGTGTCGTTGACGATTCGGTACAGATGCAGCTGGCCACCGCCGGCCGTGGCCTCGGCCAAGCGCATCAGCTCCGTCAGCTGTACCCGGTCGACAAACGGGATCATCAGCGAGATGGTCAGCGTCTTGGGCTTGAAGCCCTTGTGGGCCTTGTCGGTGTTGCTGGTCTGGCCCGACATGTCGCCGCTTTCGATACGCAGGTTGGCCGTGACCTTGAGGTTCTTTCCTTCGACTTTTTGCCCGTCGAGCAGCAGCGTCATAGGCCCACCAGCTCCTGTACAAAACTCAACCCCTCTTTGCTGCCCACCAGCAACAGGCCGGCACACTGCACCCACTCGTGCCCTGGTGCGTCGCCGGCGAGCAGCTGGCGGTGCAGTTCGCTGCTGTTGCCCGGGCCGATTAAGCGCGCACGCATGCTGATGTCCGGGTTCCCCCCGGCCAGCAGCTCCTTGAGGTCGCTCAATTGCTGATCGCGCCCCAACTGTTGGGCGCCTTTGCGAGCGGCCAGCGCAGCCAGGTCGCCCAATGGCGAACTGTCAGCGGCATAGCCCTCCAGGACGGCCAACTGGCCCGCCATGGATTGTTTGGCAGCCTTGACCACCGTACAGCGTTCCAGGGGCAGCGCCTGCCAGCGCGGTAGCGGGCCGGGGTTGGGGATCTCCCATTTCTCGTTTTCCAGCTTCACCAGGTGTTGCGCCCGGCGTTCGGTGCGCACCAGGTCCGGGATCGGCAACAAGGCGTTGAATCGCGACAAGCCGCTGGCCAGCTGTTCCAGGCGTGTGCCCAGGAAAAGAATCGACAGTGCGTACAGCGGCCCGGCCGGGCGTCCTTCGTCGGTGACGTCCTCCAGCTTTTTGCCCAGGTGCTCAAGCACGTTCGGCGCCGAGAGGAAGCGCTGGTAGCCTTTACCCTGCCCGACACCGCTCTGAAATGGGGTCACCACCAGACATGCCGGCGCCTGACCCAGCTGCTCGGTGAGCGCGGCACGACCGGCCGCAATGGCGCCTTGCGCCACACCGCCAACCGGCCCCGGGCTAGTGGTGGCCAGACCCTGCAATCCAGCCAGGCGCTGGGCGGTGCTGGCCAGTTCGCCGCCCGCCAGGGTCTTCGCGGCGCTCAGCCCCCCCATCCATTGCGTGGCCTGCTCCGGCCAGCGCATCGTCACCGGCGCCCAGCTCATGCCGGCGGCGTCCAGGTGATGAGCTTCAAGGTTTTCAGATCCTTCTTCGCCAGCGCCTCGGCCACGGCTTGGCGCAAGGTTTCGGCGTGCTGCAATGCGGCCTGCCTGAAACGCACCAGGTCATGGCTGACTTTCTGCAGTTGGGCGATGGTGTGCGGCCGGAAGGCCTGGACCTGGTCGACGTCGTAACAGGGGTAAAGGTCGTCGACACCCAGCAGCACCTGGGCGTTCAGGTTTACCTGGTCATCGATCGCGCTGCTGTAGCGGTACACCTCGCCCAACGCGCTGGAGCAGAAACCGCCGGCGATGTAGGCGCTGCAACCCGCGCTGATCGCCTGCAGCGTTTGCGCCTGCTGCATGGCCAGTACGGCGTCGATATCGTCGACCCATTCACCGTCTTTCCAGATCTGGTTAGCCGCGGGCTTTTTCATCGTGTAACCCGCTGGTACCGGTTCGAATCCCTCAAGGGTTCGGGACTCCCCGGTTTCGATGCTGTACACCACCACGCCGCCGAAGTGGTCCACCAGTTGCCAGGCCTGGCCACTCCACCAGGCGGCTTTGTGCTCAGGGACAGCCGGCGGCGGGATCTCCACACAACCGCCGGGAATCATGTACACCCCAGGTTCCAGGGGCGACTCGTCGGCTGTGACCTCGGCGACGAACAGGCCCAAATGGTCCGTCTGATAAACGATCTTGTCAGTCATGCGCGATCTCAATACTTGATGCAGAAAAGGAGGGCCATGTTCTTCGGCCGGGTTTCGGTACCGCCATTCGCCGCGACCGTTACCGCGTGGGTGTGATTGCCAGCGGCCCCGACACTCACGGTATGCGCATGCGCGCCCGCTGCTGCTACGGTCACGTTGTGCGTATGTCCGCCGGCGGCGGGCATATTCGAGACAGGCCAGTTCGGTGGGGCCTGGGCTTCTTCCACACCTCCGTACACGTTCGACAAGGTGCCTAACACGTTGCCGCCGTGTGTGTGCGCGCCTTGTGTGTCAGTCGATGCGGTGTGCGTGTGTTGGCCCTGGGCGTCTGTCGATGCGCTGTGGACGTGGTCAGCTACTGCAGCCGCCGACGCTGCGTGGGTATGGGTCTGCAGGAGCATGTCCTGGAAGGTGCCAAACGACCGGCCGGGATCGATGCCGCGCCCGTCGTCCCAACCCCGTGGGAACAGCCCGCGCATATCCGGCAGGTTGAACGTCGTCGAGCCGTCACCGGCGCCGTAGGCGGTGGACAGCCGACTGAACAGTGCCGCAAAGGTGGTGCGGGAAATGGCCGCGCCGTTGCACTTAAGCCAACCGGCCGGGGCGTAGTTCATGGCGAATGCAGCGACCATACCCACCATAGGCTCGCCGATTTGCTGATTCAGTTTGTTCAGCGCGGCGGTGGTGGCCAGGATCTCACTACTGTTGGTCGTGGGATCGTCGCTCTTGGCATTGGGCAAGTTACCCAGGCCCACGTCCACTTTGGTGGTCGCCCGGGCGCGGAGTTGCACATAGTCCCCGTTGCGCGCCGCCAGGTACTGAATCAGTGGGCCTTGGACGGGCTCCGTCGTTCTCAGATCGACGATGTTGGTCGAGGAAATGAAGTTGGCGATCTGAACGCAGTAATGACGTGCGCCGGCGGCGTCGGTGTAGTCAGCCTGCTCCCCGTAGGCCACTTTCCAGGTGATGACTCGGTCGTTCAACTGGCGCTCCAGGCAAACGTCCAGCCAGATTTTGCCCGACGGGATAATGCCGCTGAACGGCAGCGGTTTGTCCAGGACGACCCGAAGACCTTCGATGTACGCGGTCCCTGGATTCAATTGGTACTCCCCGACAATCTTGGTGAAGGCCAGAGAGTTGCCAAAAAAACAGGCGCGGCCGTACAGCTCGCGATTGGTGATTCGCTCGCGCTCATCAATGCCAGCCAGGCGCACCGTGAAGTCATGCTGCCAGGTGCTGGCATCAATGGTGATACCGGTCAGCGCCATGGCACCGTCAAAGGCCACCAGAAAATTCCGGGTGACGTTGTTGCCGATCTGGAGCGGCGGAACGTTCCTGCGTTTCTGCTGCATCGGCACGGTGGACACGGCAAACAGCACACCGTCCTCGTCCTCGAGGCCGATCCAGTTAAAATTCCAGTCGCCGACGTCCGACCCCAGCTGGGCGCTGTACACCACCTGGTTGGGGTTCACGTAGCCGGCGTTCTGCGCGGGAATGCTATAGACGTGGACGATCTGCGCCGCCGGCGGTTTGCCGGCAGTGCGATTGATCGGCGCTGAAGGATCCAGTCCGGGCACATTGGCGAAGATGAATTTGCTGATGATCAGCGGCTTTCTTTGGCTTTGCTTCAGGGCGATTTGGCCCTCGCCGGCCAAGGTGATACTGGCGCTCAC